TTATAGAAACGCAACTCTATTTAACAACAATCTATTCCGCTCAGCTTCAGGAAGCAAGTAATTATTTTTGGTAATGTTTATGTTGCTGTGACTCAATAAATCCTGCACAACTGAAACATCTATTTGAGCATTTGCACATGTTGAAGCAAATGTATCTCTTAATTGATACATCTGATATTTCTTTTTTATTTTTTTGTTCTTCAGTAATTTCTTTAAATCTCTGTCCCAAAAACTTAATCTTGTGTCTGTTCTTTTTATCAAACTTCCGTCTTTGCTTTCGATTTTTTCTAGTAAATTAAATAATCTATCATGGATAGGGAAGATGAAGTCTCGTTTTCCTTTTACATTTCTTACAACAATTACTCTTTGATCTAAACTGATATTTTCCCAATTCAACTTTAGAATGCTGCTTTGTCTCATTCCTGTATAATACATCAATTCAACTATTAACCGCTGTTCTTCAATATCGCTTTTCTCAAAATTTACTTTACTTGTCTCAAGGTTTTGGATTTTGTTTCTGTAAAAATTGAGGATTACCTCTAAATCCTTTTGTGGAATCGGCTCCGGAATTCCTGGTGGAGCTTTTAGTATTTTTACTATAGTATCAATTACATAATTATTCTTTTTTGCATAATTGAAAATTACACTCAAATGCTTACTTAAAGTTGATTGGCTTGTTTCGTTAGGAATATTTTGTTTCATCCACTCTACAAAATTGAAGTAATGTTTTTTTGAATATTGATGAATCTGTTTATCACCTTGCGACTCAATAAATTTTGCTACTGAATAATTATACATTTCAATAGAGCTTTTCTTCAATTGAGGATTATTGATTATGTATTCCTTTACGATTTCAGAAAGATTAAGTCTCTTAATTAATTTTACTCCGCTTTTAGCTTGCATGTTTCTTTCAGCTAATCCGGTTGCAAATTCTCGAAGTCTTTTTTTTAGTTCAGGCGTTCCTTGTAATTTCGGTTTCTCACCTTTCTTTTTTGCTTCTTCAATTCTTCTTTGATCTGCTGGAGTTATTGGAATTTTACTATTAAGCGATTTCCTTTTCTTTGAAGGTTCATGCTCAAGAATATCGTAATATCTTATCCAGTAGTAAGGACTATTTTTTTGTGTGTAGATACTAGCCATTTTTGTTTACTGTTGGTTTTAATTCTTCCAAGGTTTTTATTTTTTTAATGAAATCATTCAAACAATTTGTCGCAATGTAATTAATCTGACAATTATTTGATTTTGAAAAATCAGAAAGTACTTTTATACTATAATCATCCATTGAAGATATTTTATATTTCATCTCAAGTATAGTTTTTGAAACAAGGTTAAGAATTTTTAACGTTGCTTCTTCTTTATTTAAAAGTTGAAACATTGCTGCAGCCCTAATGCCAAAATATGTGCCCATCGTATAGTCTTTTTCCCGAAGATGTCTTTCAAAAGTTGAATAATGAATTTCACTTGCCATTTGAATCAACTTAATCTGTAAATCTTTTACAACTTCACTATTATGTTCATGTCTTTCTAATAATTCTCTCTTTGTGTCTTCAAATATTCTAGCTTGATCATTAATTTCTTTCTTTATTCTATCAAAAGAAATAAATCCTATCAGAGTAATTACAACCAGTATAATAGCTGAAAATATACCAGTCTGCTCTGTCAACAAACCATTAAAATGATCATTCTGATAATCTAACTTCATTAACTCTTTTTCTATTAAAATATATTTCTGTGCTAAACTATTTAACGAATCTTGTAGAATCGATATTTTCTCATTATAAACAGAATCAATTTTTTGAGGTTCTGCAAATACAGAATTCAAGCAAAAAATAATTAATACTATAAGAAATATTCTCATTCCTCAATTCTCCCCAAACTTTAAAACTTCTAAGTGTTCAGCAATTTTTTTGATTAACATTTTTTCTGTTTCGAGATGATCTTTGTCAATAAATCCTCTATACCGATCTTTGGGATCTTTCTTTGGATTGTCTAATCTTTTATCGATATGTTCACGCACGACATCAAGCCGTGCGTATAGTTCTGTTAATTGTTCTCGGTTTACTAGTTTAAAATTTAGACTCATTTGTTAATCGTCTCGTTTTTGTTGTAGATTTTTTCTTCTTGCTTGTGAGCCGTAAATGAAGACAGAGACTAGCGAAACTAGAGCTGTTCCCCCGATTATAGCTCCTTCTACTGTCAAACCCAAGGTAGTAAGGTATAATCCACCAACTATCAAGACAATACCTATTATGAAACCTAAACCAAGTCCAACATAGGACTTTATAATATCATGTCTAATAATACGATCTTCTTGTAGTCTTCTGTGTTCGGATTGTTTTTCGAATTGAGAAATAATTCTCTCTGCACTTCCAGGAACAATTTCATCAAATTGTTTTAAAGTATTAGGTGCAGGTAATGGTCCTGAATAAATTTCTCTTTTAGCAGCTAATATTTGTGAACCATTAGGTTCTTGGTTATTTCTCTGGGGTAAGTTGCTGTTCCTTTTTTTCTGCTTCAATGGCTTCCTCTAAATCAAGACCAATGCTCTGCCAGTCACTTTTCAAAGCTTTAATATCAGCTTCTTGTGGTGTAACAGATTCATTGTAAATATTAAGAGAACCACTAAAGTCAAAAAGGCGTGCCATACCTTCTATAAATGAGGGTCTATCTAATAATTTGAAAGTATAGTCTGTCATAATTTTTCTTTCTTTCTTTGTTTTTTTAACAGTTAATTTCTGTTAATTGTTTCTAATGTAACTCAATAGAAGTTAATTTTCAACATTTTTCAGTATGACTGCCTTTGACTTAGTGTTTAATTAATTCTGTAAAACTACTTGTTTATTCCCTATTCTAAGCAATTACTGTTCTTGCTCTACAGCCTAATCTAAATGGTGGAAACAAAAATTTAGTTGCAGAATTGTCACCAAAAAGTAATAGGGGTCTGTATTTCATCACCTCTTCTTTTGTTTTTATCGACAAAAGTTTTTCAATTGATTCAATTCCCTCGATTACATGAAATGCCTTATTATTATAATTAATGTCGAATTGAGATGTGTTATGATCTACTACAACTGAAATTTTATATTTTTCTAAGCCAGCTTTTTTGTATTGGTTGAGATGTTTTATCTCAGTTTGTAAATATGAAATGTAAGCCAAGAAAGCTTCCCAGAAATTATCATAATTATTCCCCATTGGGAAATAGCTATTGTATTCTGTTTCTGATAAATCATCTTGTTCTTCTTCAGTGAGTTCCTCGAAAGCTTTTACTTTTCCTATGGTTTTCGGATATAAATCTTTTGCAATTTCAAAATAAAGTGAAAATAAATTCTTAAACTCAACTGATTTGTCAATGAATCTATTGGTCAATTCAAAATATATTTCTGATTCAGTTTTATTTTTCAAACTTTCTATCTCTGAATTACTTAGTTCTATGCCATAAAAAGAAAGCTTGTCATTTATTTTTTGCATTAAATAATGAGCATGCCATTCTTGTTCAATCTTTTCGTTTTCTTCATCATTGACTAATCTTTTATTTCGGTTACTAGGACTATATTTTAAATATATAAAAGCAGAACAATGAGGGCATTTTGTTTTTTTCTGTGGGATTTTTTTTAATTCTCCTCCACAAGTCGGGCAAATTGGCTTTAAGTCTTCCATTGATATTCCTTATTTAAAATAAATACTTATTGTTGCACCAATATTGTATAGTTTCATTGGTTCAAGAACATTGCTGTAATCCCTAAAAGCGCTATTGTACTTCAGACTCATTACTTCCGAAGAATGATATTCAAAAAAAGGTGCAATTGTTAATGTTGATTGAACTGGAATTTTTAATTTTGCATTCACGCTAAATTGTGGTGTCAGTTCTTTCCCAGAAATTTCTCCCATAGTTGTGTATGGTGTTAAGTGAAGGCTTATTTTATTTCCATCTGGATTGGATTGTGCTTTAAGAGTGAATCCAAATGCTAGCAATATTTGGAGAACGAGAATCTTGAGTAAATTTTTGAACATACTTATTTCTCCTTAATTTAATAAGTTAAATAAAATTTCTCTCCTTTCTCTCTCTGTGTGTTATTTTATAGGACTCAATTCATGATTACCATTGTAATCTTATATACATTCACCCCGAGTTTTGGTGATGTATATTTTTTGATGTATTGAGTTGTCATGTAAGAGTAGAAACCATAGTCCCCAATATCAGGCTTCTTGGTGAAATCAACTTCAATTACATCCCCCGGTTGAATTACACCCGGAGTCTTGATCATGCTTTTAGTAACTTTTATTCTGTCTACTTTAATTCTGTTTTTGTTAACGCTCATTATTTCAATTCTACTATAGTACTATTAAGCCTAACGCTCATTTGGATCAAAAATAGCAGAAGCAACTTTGTAAATTTTATCAATATGTTCTTTGTCGATTAATCTAACTCCGTAATCAGAATTATCTGATGTAAGTTTTATGAATGCATAGTTCATGTCATAAAATCTTTTTATATACTGCTCACCGTTTTTCAAACGAACAGCAACAATATCACCATCTTTATATTCTGCATCCATATCAACAACTACAATTGCACCATCTTTAAGGGTTGTTTCCATACTCTTTCCGGAAACTCTTAATGCAAAGCATCTATGATTTGGTTTCATGTTTACAAAGAAATGGTATTCATCATGATATTCAGTATCTAAATATTGAGGCTCTCCGGCGTAAACTTCACTAAGCAGCGGAATTTTTGTAACCGGAATTTCTCCTTCAAATCCACCAACTTTTGTTTCTTTTACTTTTTTGTAAGTAATATTTTCTGGATCACGATCGTCGATTTTAATACCAAGCCCATCTTCCAACCTTTTAATAGTCGATCTTTGAGGCTTTCCAACGCTTCCTTCTTTCCACCTATAGATTATGGGATTTTTGATTCCCGTTAGATTTTCAACATCAACAGTAGAAAGCCTTAGCTCATTATCTAATAACCAATTTATAAATTCTTGCCAATTCATATTATAATTTATCAACATAATTCAACTATTTTCCATAGTATTTTTATAATCTATTCAACTTTTTTATACTTTTTTATTGACAATATTTAGATTTATGTATAAATTAGTTGAAGAAAGTAGAATTAACTTGTAAGGTAAACAAAATGACACCATTTGATTTAACCAGATTTTTATTTGAAAAAAGATATAGCGAAGCTGACTTAGCACGCATGGTCAAGCAGCCTATAAACTCAATAAAAATTATGTGTGAAAGAGGAACAATCAAACTAAGCTTCCTCAGAAAACTCGAATCCATTTTTGGTGACTGTTCCGATTACATAATTAAAGAGGAAGAGAACCAAGTAGCATGAAGATCAAGCTCAGTGGTGTACTGATAAAAGAAAGATCAATCATCAAGATAAAAAGTGGTATCAGAGCATTATTCAGTTTTACAAAAGTTCAAAGTGACGGAAGCATAATTATTTTTTTAAGTCTTGGCAATGAATCAGAAGCATTAGAAATATCAAACGAGCAAAGAGAACATATAATAAAACTTTTAGAGAGAGAAAATTATGAATCAGCAACCCAATAAATCAAAAGAAATAATCAGCCGTGAAAGTTTAATTATGCTTGGTACTTATCCGGTTCCTAAAAAGTATCGCGAAAGAATTTCAAAGGAAATTCAATATGGCTCAATTGCACCGGGTAGGCTTGCAGAGTTTATAGCTAAAGGAATCAATTAATGTCAAAGAACAATTTTCATAAAAAACTTAGTGCATTCTGTTTAGAGATTCTATTTCAAAACCACTTAAAAACTATAACACTTTTTTCAAAGGGATTTCAATTATGACACCTCAAGAGGAAATCAAATCAATAATGTTAAAGCATGGAGTAAGCTACTCTTGGATTGCCGAGAGATTAGGGACTTACTATCAGAAGATTCAATATTATGTGGAATTCTCAAAGAGAGATGATAATAAACTTTACAATGAAATTATGCTCTTATTTGAAAAGCATGGTTTTATATCAGACAGTTCTGCAAAATGCTCAACATTAATTGAACTCAACTTCAAATCGAACAGCAAAATTGGTGAAGAACTAAAGAAACTTAATGATCAAGTTCTTACCGACATCAAAGACGGAAATTTTACTCCGGATGAAAGAATAAGAATGAGATACAGACTTGAAGACATTAAGAAAGAGTTCAATGCGACTTTCGATAAGCTATTACAGCTGACTTATGGAGAAGTGAAATGAACGAGCAATCAATCCCAACAATGACACGATCTGAAAAACTATTACTTGAAAAGATTGAAGGTCTTGAAAGATTGGTTAAGGAGATTCTGAATAAGGAAGCTGAAAATAGCATTGAAGAAATATCACTAAGTAAAGCAGCAAAGAAGCTTCACCTTAGTGCGAATACAGTTATTGATTTAGTAAAGAAGGGACAATTAGAAGCCCGGACATATAAAGATGGTAAAAGAAAAACCAGATACAGATTTATAGTTGCTGATATTAAAAAGTTTCAGAAAAAGACTAAGTATGATCATGTAAGCATACATGCGGAAGAGTTTGAATCAGCAGAAGATATGGCAAAAAGAATTTTCAAAGTATAGGAGATAAAAACCCATGAAAAAAAAATCCCAGTCGAATCTACAAAGTTGGTTACAGAATGAATTCTAATTTCAAGACAAAACCATTTATAAGACTCTCCGGAGAATGGTTAAGAGAACTTGGATTTGAGACTGGAAAAAGTTTTCAGCTAACAGTAGCAGATAACAAAATAATTCTACAACAAATAAACAAGGAGGCTTAATGGATTGGGAAGTTATAATTGCTATAACTCTCGGTATAATTGGCGGAATGACAATCGGAATTCCTTTCGGAGCGACCTTTGCAGCAAACCGAAGTAAAGAGTTCTCCGATAAATTTTCCGAAAGCAGAGTTCAGTGTTTATTAGATGAACTCCAAGAGCAGGATAAGCAAGTTGCTGAATTAACCAAACAGAGAGACCTTTATAAAGAAAAGGCGATGCAGTATGAAACTAACTAACTATTTAAACGAAAAAAGGGATGCTTGCGACACCCCTTCTTTCTCACAAAAACTAAATACATCAACAGGAGAAAAATATGAATAACGCTCTTGAAAAACAAGACTATCATGGAGAAAGCAGAGAAGACTTTTTACATGATACCGAATATGACCGCAGACGTGAAGAACTGCGAGGATTAGGTTGGGAGATAATTGATATGCTTCCGGAAGAAAAAAGAAACAATCTGAAAGCAGAATTAATTGATGAAATAATTTCAGAGGGGTGGGATAATGAATAGTTACCAGAACATGATAAATACAAAAGAAATGAGCCACGAAGAATGGCTAAGAACAAGAAGAATTGGAATTGGTGGAAGTGATGTTCCTTCAATACTTGGATTTAATCCTTACAAGACTGCTTTAGATGTTTACTATGAAAAAATATCTGAAGAAGTAGTTGAAACTCCGATGAACGCTAAAATGAGAGCTGGAGTTATGCTGGAAGATGTAATTGCTGATTGGTTTGTAATTGAAACCGGACTAAAAGTTCAGCGTGATAACAAAATCAGAATTCATAAAGAGATTCCTTTTTTAATTGCAAATATCGACAGACTTATAATCGGTAATAATGGAGATGGTCCTGGAGTACTTGAAATAAAAACAACTTCAGGATTTGTTGCAAAGAATTGGGAAGATGGTGATGTGCCTCTAAACTATTATGCACAGCTACAACATTATTTATCTGTTACCGGATATAAATATGGTTACTTCGCAGTTTTAGTTGACGGTTGGGATTTTAGATTATTCAGAGAAGAAAGAGACGATGAATTCATAAATAAAATGAATCAGCACTTAATTGATTTTTGGGTAAAAGTAGAAAAGCAAATCCCACCGGATCCAATTAATGAAAGTGACATTAAGAAATTATATCCAAAGCATACAGAATTAAAAACTGTTGAAGCTACAAAAGAGACTTTTCAAGTTTACAAAGATTTGTTAGATGTAAGGAGGCAAATTAAAGAATTAGAATCCGCTGAGTTAGAGCTTGCTGATACATTAAAATTAGTAATGAAAGATGCAGAAGCTTTAGAGTATGAAGGTCAAAAGATCATCACTTGGAAAGCTACTAAAGATAGAAACAAATTTGAGACTAAACTCTTCCAAAAAGATCATCCCGATTTATACAACACTTATTCAGTAACAGTACCGGGTTCAAGAACATTTTTAGTTAAGGAGATTAAGGGATGAAAATTGATGACATAATAAAAAAATCAAATTTAGATGAGGATAAATCATTAGCTATAAAAAAACAGTTTGATGAATTCTCTTATATAGCCTCTGAATGGGAAGCAAAAGCAAAAGAGATAGTTGTTTCAAGTGAAGATCAAAAAGCTGAAATGAAACTTGCAAGAGAAGGAAGATTATTTCTTAAAAACAAACGAGTTGAAATAGAAAAAAGACGTAAAGCATTAAAAGAACAATCTTTGCGTGAAGGACAAGCAATTGATGCAATTGCAAGATCATTAAAAGAATTGATTGAACCAATTGAAAAGTATTTGGAAGATCAAGAAAAATATGCTGAAAGAAAAGAGGCTGAAAGAATAGCTGAATTATATAAGAAACGCTTTACTGAGTTACATCAATATATGAGTGATGAAGTTTCATTATTTGAACTTGGACATTTGTCTGAAGAACAATACCAAACATTATTAACTGGAGCTATAACAAAACAAAAAGAACAACAAGAAGCAGAACGAAAAGCTGAAGAAGAAAGAAAAGCTCAAGAGTTATTTGAAAAGAAAAAAGAAGAACGAGTTACTCGATATTTAATCAGTTTTTCAGAAAAAGCACCAGACAATATTATGGAATACAGTGATGAAGAGTTTGATAAAATTATTTCTGAAAGAGAACTAGAACGTGAAGCCCAACGCAAAGAACGTGAGGAATTAGAAGCAAGATTAAAGGCTGAAGCTGAAGCAAAAGAAAAACTTGAAGCTGAAATAAAAGCCAAAGAAGAGGCTGAAAGAAAAGAAAAACAACTTGCTGAATTAAAAGCAAAAGAAGAAGAACAAAAACTTGCTTTAGCCTCAGATTCAGAAAAACTATTGACACTTTCAAAACAATTTGAATCAATTACTTATCCGGAAGTATGTTCAGAATTAGCAGTTGCCACTATAAAAATAGTAAAAGAGCAAATCGAAGAAATTATTAATTCATTAAAAAGTTTATCAGAGGAGTGTTAACTATGACAACCGCAGAAAAAGCAAAAGCCGCATTAACCAAAACCAACAATAGTAATGGAAACGGAAGTGCAAAAGAAGTTTTATTAAAAGCTAAAAGACCGGGCACTATGCTCGGTCTTAAAGCCGGAGATGTTAAATCAGTTATTGAAGCTTACAAACCATTGATTTCACAAGCTCTGCCAAAACATTTAACAGCTGAAAGAATTGTTCAAGTTGCCACAACATTAATAAGCAGAACTCCAGAATTAGCGGAATGTTCAGTTGAAAGTTTAATCGGTTCTGTGATGCAATGTTCAATTTTGGGATTTGAACCAATTCCAAGTTTGGGTCAAGCTTATTTAATTCCTTTTAACAATAAGAAGACCGGGAAAAGAGAAATCCAGTTTATTATTGGTTACAAAGGTTTGATTGATTTAGCCAGAAGATCTAACCAAATAAAAACCATCTATGCTCAAGCAGTTTATTCAAATGATGAATTCAATTATGAATATGGATTAGAACCAAACTTACATCATAAACCGGCACTTGGTGAAAGAGGTGATTTTATATATGCCTATGCAGTTGCAAAGTTCACAAATGACGGATATGCTTTTGAAGTTATGAGCAAAGCTGATATTGAAAAAATAAGAAAAACATCACAAGCCGGAGATAGTAAATACTCCCCTTGGAATTCCGGTTTCTATGAAGAAATGGCTAAGAAAACTGTATTAAGAAGACTCTCTAAAATGCTTCCGGTAAGTATTGAACATCAAAAACCGATTGCAAGTGATGAATCAGTTTTAAGAGTAGATAACTTTAACAAAGATGGTGAAGTTGATCTTAACAGCATTGATAATGCTAGCTTTGAGGTTGAAGATGAGCAAACAGATAATAATTCAGATGAAACATCTTCAGATGAATCTATTTTCCCAAAAGAAAAGGATGCACAATAAAGATGTTTCAGAAAGCAACTGAATGTAAATCTTGCGGAAAATTAATGGCTTTCTTAAGAACTGGAAAAGGAAATTTGATTCCGGTTGACTGGGAAAGCCTTAACCGTATTGAGAAAGATGACATAATTAACGGCAACACAAGACTGTTTGATCATAAAAGACATACTTCTCACTTTGCAACTTGTCCGGATGCAAACAAGTATAGGAGAAAAAGCAAATGACAGATTTAGATTTATTCATAAATGCAGTTGAAGAAAAGCCATTAACTAAACAAAGAAGAATAAGTGAAAATTCGATTAATGCTTACCATTCAAAAGAAGTTCAATTAAAAATTGGTACACAGAAAGAACGAATTTATTCTGCATTAAAAAAGCTTGGAAAGGCTTCTGACAGAATGTTGGCAACAACAGCTAATGTACCTTTAAGTCAGATTGCAGACCGCCGTCAGAAGCTGTTAGAAAGCGGTTTAATTAAAAAAATTGGTAAAGCCACTGATCCAGTAACCAGCAAGGAAGTTGATTTTTATGCAGTTGCATAATGACAAAAAATTCAAAGTTGTAATGAATGCTTATTACACTGAAGAAAAAATAGTAACAGAGAATGAAGTTGAGGAAGAAGTTAAGAAATTCAAAAAGAAATTTGAGAATAATTCCAAGGTTTCATTCTACTGGTATAAAGATAAATTAATCCAGGAGAAGAAATAAAAACAAATGGCAATTAAAAATTATACATCAACAGTTGCTGTATCGAGTTCTATTTCAAAAATAGAACATAGACTTGCTCAAGCTGGTGCTTCAAGAATTGCAAAGAATTATTCTAATGAAAGACCATCAGGAATGATTTTCGAGATAAATATTAATGGAGTTCCAACTACATTCAAATTACCAGCTAAAAGCGAAAATGTTTATAAATATTTAAGAATGCAAAGGAAGAAACCACCAACTAAGGCTCAAGAAGAAGCAATAAGAGAACAGGCAGATAGAACAGCGTGGAAAATTTTGTTTGATTGGGTTGATATACAAGTTTCTCTTATAGAATTAAATCAAGCTGAAATCGTTGAAATATTTCTTCCGTATGCATACAACCCAGCAACTGATCAAACTTTATTTGAAAGAATGAAAGAAACTAATTTCAAACTTTTAGGACAGTGAGGTAAACAATGAATTACAGAATCAAAAAAGTAAAAAGGAATGATATTTCGTTTAGTGAATCCAAAATGGAAATCACTTTCGATAAACTTGTGCCTAATACAAACATTGTTCAATCTGAAATGGTGCTTAAAACCAGTAGAGCAGAGGCTAAGAATTTAATTAATTCACTATTTGAGCTGGCAGAAGAATTTTTATTAATAGCGGAATTGAACCTTGAAGAAAACCAACTTATTGCTGTTAAGCAAGTTGACTTTAAATATCATCCAGATAAAGGTTTGGGGGCTCAAATGACTGCTGAACTTTACTTAAAAGGCAGCAATGAGAATTTAATCTTAAAAACTCCAATAAAATGGGAAGACGGAAAAGCTAATACTGATGAAGCTAAAAAAGATTTAATGAGTGCTAATCTATTATCATTATTAAAAGAAGTTCAATATGAAACTTGTACATTTATTGATTACGAGAAAGATAATCAGATTGAAATGTTTCAAGAAAACAATGAGGAAGCAGCTTAATGGAAGAGAAAAGAATAAAATTTGTTTCCCTAGAATTTCCAAATACAGATGACGGAACTTGTATTTGTTACCAAGTAGGGAAAAATGATGTTACAGAAATTATTAAAAGAGAGTATTCACCAGAGCCGTATTGTGTTAAGTATTATTACGAGATATATAACAGCAAAGGATTAATGGATGAATTGCACCAAGTAACCCTAGTAACATATTTTCAAAAAGAGGAAGCAGCTTAATGGGACGTGCGGGATTTGCTTCAGATAAAGCACTTTCACAAAGAGGCGGAATTGAGCAGATCAAGTTTATTGATTCTCAATTCCAAGCCTTTAAGAAAGCTGCAACTGATAAGGACGTTGAAGCCTTCTATCAGTTCAGAAACATGTACTTAACTAAACAGAAATTTTCAGATAATATGTTAAGCTACATAGACGGTATGTATGAAAAAACTATGAAGGGATTAGGATTACCTTCATTTAAACCAACTTATAGACCTAAAAAGAGATATTGAAATTATGGCAATGACAACCAAATCCGGTTTAGATTATTTTCCTATGGATGTTGACTTTTTTCAGGATGAAAAAATTGAATTTGTTTCAGCCAAGTTTGGAATGAAGGGAGAAAATATTGCTATAAAACTTTTATGCAAAATTTATAGAAACGGATACTTTTTAGAATGGGATGAAGATCAAGCCATTTTGTTTGCGAAACGCGTGGGAGAGAATATCTCCCATTCGTTAGTGAATGATATTATTGGTGAATTGGTTAAGCGTGGATTTTTTGATAAATCTATTCTTGATTCGTTCAAAGTTCTTACATCTAAAGGAATTCAGAAAAGATATTTCGAAGCTGTAAAAAGACGAAAAAGTGTTGAGGCAATACAAGAATATCTCCTTATAAATGTAGATAATTTCCAAAATGTAAACATTAATTCAATTGATGTAAACATTAATCCAGAAAATGTAAACATTAATTCACAAAGGAAAGGAAAGGAAAAGAAAGGAAATGGAAAGGAGAGTATAGAGGATGAAATGCACGCACGCGATAACGACATTTCAACTTTGTGGATTCGTACTTTCGGCAGAAATCCAAACTTACCGGAACAAGAGGAAACTCAAAAACTTATCGAGAGATTTGGTTATGAAAGGGTTTATCAGATTTACAAAGAAGCTACACTTAAAGGATTCAAAATTTTACAAACTTTAATCGATTCCCTTGATGAAAAAGGAAATATTAAACCGAAGGAGAATTATGGAACTTCAAACGGCAATGGAAAAAGCGGTGCAACCCCAGATGAACTTGCAAGAATTGCATCAAACTGGCCATAGTAAAGAGATAAGTGTTTATCATGATGAAAAAATAGATCAGATTACTTTTGCTCATGGGATGAAGGATTTAAAATCAGCTTTTCCAAAACTTACTGCAGATTGGTATGATTTACTCAAAAAACGTGTAATTGAGAAAGGCTTTACAAAAAAAAGATTCTTCGATGCAGTTAATCATACAATTGACAATTGCATTTATCCAGAACCGACTATTGCTCAAATACTGAGTTATGATGTTTCTGTAAAATCATACACATACAATGAAATCCTTGAATTTAACAATAAAATGTCGGGAAGTATGAAGGATTACATATGCTTAAAAAGCGGTAAATGGGTAAGAAAAGCGGACGCTGAAAAGTTTAATCTGGAATAATTAAATGGCAATAAATGACGCAAAATAATTTTAATAAATGGAGTCAAAAATGAGAATTATGAAAGTAAGTGTAACTTATGGAGAATTAAGAAGTGCTGGTTATCCTTCCTTTTCAAATAAACGGTATGAATTAACCCTTGAAGCAGAAGTACAACAAGGTGAATCTCCAAGAGAGGTAAAAGAAAAATTAACTGATTTGGCGAATAAAGAAGTACGAAAATATTTTGGTGACAATATCGAACAGACTGAATTGGATTTAAGGATTGAATGAGATTCTAAGGAGTAAAACTATGGGAGAATTTATTTTTAACGAACATGGTTGCTGTATTAATCCGGAAAAGATAGTTGTCATTAACGACAAACATTTTTTCGCATATATCAATCTGGCCAGCAAAGATGAAATTTGGTGCTATGGTTTTCGAATCCAATATAATGGTGGATCAGTTGGATGTGGCGGTTATGCATTTCCGGTAAGTTTTAAATGGGAGCAATTTGGCAGCCGAGAATTAGCTCTCGAAAAAGCAGTAAATGAAATCTTAAAAGAAGTCAAAGAGAGAGGAAATCATCCCAGCGGAAGATCAAACAAAGTTTTGATTGAGAAATTAGAAATATTATTTCCAAAGCAAATGGAGCTATTTACATGATAAAATTTGAAATACCGGGTGAAGCGAAAGGAAAGGGTCGTCCTAAATTTTTTAGACGTGGGGACTTTGTTGGAACTTACACCCCCGACAAAACAGCGAGTTATGAAAACCTTGTAAAGCTTTCTTTCAAACGTGAATATCCAAGTTTGGATTTGTTGAAAGGTGCTATTGAAATGAGAATAACTGTTAACACTTCAATTCCAAAAAGTTATTCAGCACACAAAAGGAAACTGGCACTTTTTAGAGCATTAAGACCAACAAAGAAACCGGACTTAGATAACATCGCTAAGATAATTGCAGACAGTCTGAACGGAATAGCTTATGAGGATGATAAACAAATTGTGAGCTTGCGAGTCGATAAGTATTACTCGGAAAAGCCTTTGGTTGGTGTTGAGATTGCAGAAGTAATATAGCAAACCTTAAAAATATTAGGTAAAAAAAGAGAAATCAATTTTTTAAGTATCAAACCAAGATGAATAAATATCAGCTGAAATTCTTAAGTCTTTTTTACGGAATCGCTAAGCGTACCGTTGATGCTCATGTTGAGATGGGACTTTCCACAATAGAGAAAAGTCGGAATCTTGATATAATCTATGAGTATGCACTTTTAAGCGAAACAATGGGAAGAAAAGAGGCAATATTTTCTCTTTCCGAAAAACATAATTTATCAGAAAAATCAATTGAAGCAATTATTGACATAAAGGTACATCATGAAATTAACAGATTTGAAAGCGGCAGAAAACCGGATTTGTACGAAGTGCAACAATTTGAAGCCAGTTTCAGAAATGATCAAAAAGAGTTTAGCAAAGAATAAAAACACTGGTCTTTGCAAAACATGCAAAAGTGAAATGGATAAAACTTACCGAGAAAAGAACAAGGAAAAGATTTCACAATATTTTAAAAAATTATGGCAAAACCCAGAAAGAAGATCAAAGAACAGAAGATTTAAAGAATTAAAAAGATTTGGATTGTTCGAAGGTGGATTAACGGCTTCTGAATACCTTGCAAATAAAAATTGTGAGAAGTGTGGAATCACTAATGAGGAGCATAAAGAGAAATTCGGGACCCGACTCCACATTCATCATAAGGATGAAAAAGGGAGAAATTATACCGATAAAGGATTAGAGCCGAATAATTCTAAAGAAAATCTTATGATAGTGTGCAATTCTTGCCATGGAGCAGTTGGAAAAAATTTTGATAGAATCGATTCAAAGACAAGAATGGCGAAGGCTTGGAGAACTAGAAGGGTTAAAGTAAATAAAAATAACAACTTAACTTGCCACGGAATGCCGTTATAAAAAATATGGGAAAAATAGAGCCACATATAAATTCTATATGGAATGTCATTGATGATATAATCTTGTTTATTTTGGAAAATGACAAATACTTAGCTCCAAAACGAGCTGGCGATCTTACTAAGCATGTTATGGATAAATACGATGTAGCCGATAGAACAGCAAGAGGTTATATTTCTGAAGCAAGGAAATATATTAGAAGCTTAAAAAAAATGGATAAATCGAAAAATTTGGATCGGGCAGTAAGAAGACGCGAGTTGATTGCTCAAAAAGCAATTGAATCCAAGGATTACAAACTTCTTCTTGAAGTGGAAAAAGATTTGTCAAAATTATTTGGTCTTTATGTTGATGAAGTAAAACATTCTGGAACAATAAGCATTAACAATATTGATTTATCAAAACTTACTGATGAACAGCTTTCAATCCTTGAATCAATAATTAAGAAAGGTGAAGATCCAAAACCATATTTATTAAGTGTGGGAATTAATGTTAAGTCTAATTGATATAGAGAAAGAGAAAAGAATACGGCATAAAGAGAGATTGAAAGATAATTCAACTCTTCAGTTGTATTACAGAACTCATCCTCTTGATTATTTCAATGAAAGATTGGGAATCAATAAGGAAACTATCGACTGGTCTTTAATTCCGGAATATGAAATCCATGAATGGGACGGAACTCCGAATCCTTTAATGGCTATACTTAATGCTTTAGTTGAGAATAAATGGGTTGGTGTCGAATCTGCAACCGGTTGTTCTAAAACTTTTATTGCTGCTTGTATAACCTTTTGGTTTCTGGAATGTTTTGAGAATTCAATAGTAATTACAACCGCACCAAAGCAAGATCAGTTAGAAAAAAATATGTGGAAAGAAATTTCAAGACTCTTTCCGAAGTTTGGTAAGGGTTATCTTGATACTCTTACTTTGAGAATGAAGAAAGATGAATCTGGAAAGAAAAGCTATGAATGGGCTGCATTCGGATTTGTTTCCGGTACTTCTTCAGACAAAGAAACAGAAGACAAGGCTCAAGGTTTCCATGCTGAGCATATGTTAATTATACTCGAAGAAACTCCAGGTATTCCGAAGTCGATTATAAATTCATTCAAATTAACTTCACAAGCTCCACATAACTTAATTCTTGCATTGGGAAATCCGAATCACCATTTAGATCAATTACACAAATTTTGCCAACTTGGAAGAGTTGAACATATTAGAATTTCCGGTTTGGATTATCCAAACATAGTTCTCGATAATCCTTCATTTATCCCCGGTGGAAAATCAAGACAAGGAATTCAAGATATTATTGATGAAGTTGGAAGCGAAGATCATCCATTTTATCTCTCTCGTGTGAGAGGAATTTCACCAGGACAAAGTAAAGATTCGTTAATAAGTCTTAAATGGTGTGATGATGCAGTTAATCGCGATAGAAAAGAATTTATGAAAGGTGAACCGGCTCTTGGTGTGGACGTTGCAAACAGTGAAGCCGGAGACAAAGCTGCAATTGCTGAAGGTTTGGGAGCTGTGCTTTTAGATGTTGAAGATTTCTACTGTCCGGATAGTAATCAGTTAGGCAAACGTGATGTTTACGAAAAGATGAAAGAGAAAAAAGTAAAAGCCGATAGAGTTGGAGTTGACGGAGTTGGTGTTGGAGCCGGAACGGTTAACGCTTTGAAGGAATTAGGAATCAAAGTTCAAAATCTTATTGGTGGTGAAAAGCCGATTAAGATTAAGGAAACAGAATTCACTTTTAATAATCTGCGGACTCAAATGTATTGGCAAATGAGAGAGGATTTAAAGAACGGAGAAATCTGTCTTCCAAATGATCCGGATTTAATTTCTGATTTGTGTGCTCCAACTTGGAAGATTAACGACAAAGTAATAATTGTTGAAGGAAAACCAGAAATCAGAAAGAGATTAGGACGTTCACCAAATAAAGGTGATGCAGCAGTTTATTGGAACTGGGTAAGAGTGCCGAGAAAACCGAAAGCGGAAGTAACAGTAAGGACAGTGTAAAGTTTATCAAGTTTATAAAGTTTTTAAAGGGTTAGAGATATGGAAAAAGAAAGAAGAAATGAGGTATCTGTTAGAGTTATTCAGTTAAATTCGTTTGATAAAAGCTCTATTGCAAAGGAATCAAAGCAAGTTGAAACTACTGATGCAACTTACATATCGGAAAATCCTTTGTATGATTATGATGTGCTTACTAATCTTTATGGTGAGAATGTTTATAATGCTCGCTGTATTAATATTACTGCTCAAGCAGTCTGCGGAGTTGGTTTTAAGATTGAACGATACGACGGAAAAGAAGCAGATGAGAAAGACAAGGAATATAAAAAACTTAATGAATTTATTACTTCTCATTCCGATTATACCGGACAGAGTTTTACTGAAACTATGGTTAACTTTTTAACTGACTGGAAAATATTTGGTGATGCTTACCTTGAGGGTGCAGTAAACAGAACCGGAGAAATTCAAGAACTCTATCACTTAAAGAGCTACAATACAAGACTTGCAATTGATTCTAACAAAAAGACAAAAAACAGATTTCTCAAAAGAATTGCAGTTCAGAAAGCCGGACTGAAGGAAGTTAAGTTTTATCCTTATACCGAACCTTACACAAGAGAAAGACCGGGAAACTTTTATTTCAGACTTTCAAATTATTCTCCTAAAAATACAATTTACGGTGTGCCGGATTATATCGCCAGTTTGATTTCTATGAGCTTAATGAGAGCCGGAGAAAGTTATAATCTTTACTTCTTAGAAAATTATGGAATGCCTCATTTTGCTGTTATTGTTGAAAACGGAAAACTGACTGATGAAGCTTTTGCTTCTCTTAAAAACTTTTTGAATAATGAATTCAAGGGAGTTAAGAACGCCGGAAAAGGAATTGTTCTTGAAACCGGAGAAGGTGAAAGTATAAAAATTGACATCAAAGAACTTTCACAAATGCCAAAGGATAGTTTCTTTAGAACTCTTAAGCTTGATTCTAAAGATGATATTATTTCTTCTCATGGTGTTCCGCCTCGTTTGGTTGGTGTTTCTTCCGGTAATAAACTTGGAGATACAACAGAAACAAAAGCTCAAATGGAATTATTTCAGAATATCATTATTTCTCCAGTACAGGCAAGAGTAGAACATTTCTTAAACAACATCTTTAAGCAAGGAATGAGGATTGAGAACTATAAAATTAAATTCGATCCGTTCTATATTGCCGATCCAAAGGATGATGCGGAGTTTTACGCAAAGATGATTAATACCGGAGTTCTTGAACCGGATGAAGCTCGTGCAGAACTTGGTTATCAGCCGAGAAAAATTAAAACGGAAAAGGCTTCTGATGTAGGTTCGCTGGTTAAACAAATTATAGAATTAAAAAAGGCTCTTGAAAATGAACTCGCTGCTTAAACAAGAAGCAAAAGAATTATTATATGAAGTTGATGATCTTCTTGGTGTTATTCTTAAAGGGGATAAATGGGAAGCTATGGCAAATAGACTTTCCAATTTGCTTTTGAAGAAATGGGATAAGGAACAGAAAGCAGCAATAATTGAAACGATTGATTTACTTATTCAGGGTGAAGGATATATTTCTGATGAAGAAATGGAGATTGCCGTTAATACTCTTGAGGCGAAATTGGGAACTTCAATATTTGAGGCAATGCGAAAAGATATTGAAACGATTTCTCTTGAAAGTTACAGCAAAGGTCATGCAGATATTGGAATTACTTTTGAATTTAACACTACTGATAAGAAAGCTCTTTACTGGCTTACTCAAAAAGATGTTAAGCAGTTTTGGATTGGTGACAGTTACAATACTTGGATAAATAATTTCTTGAATGAAATGGCTGAAGAAGTTATGAAACAAGGAATGGGACGTGTAGATGCCGGAAAATATTTTGAATCAATTTTGAGTGAAGGTTTCAGCAGAAAAAGAAATTATTGGGAGCTGTTAGCTGAGCATGTTGTAACAAGAAGCCGAGAGTTTGGAAAGGTTTCTGCTTATGAGAAAGCCGGAATTACTGAAGTTAAGATTGTTGCTGTTATTGATCACCGGACAAGTGCAATATGCCGTTTCTTAAATGGAAAAGTAATTAATGTAAATAAGTTAGTTAAACAGCGTGATGATCTGATGAAAGCAAAAACATTAAAGCAGATTAAAAAGCTGGCTCCTTGGTACTCGGATAAGCAAGTTGAAATTTTTGAAGGAAAGAATCCCGATAAGATTCCTTCCTCAATTGGTTTACCGCCTTATCATGCTCGGTGCAGGACTAGGACGGTGGTTTTTCTTCCTCTAACTTGAGACCTTTTAATAATTCAATAGGATTTACCAAAGGCAAATAAATTTTAGAATAATCTGGATCAGTCACTAAAGCTGCTAGCATACCTCTTGTACCTGAAACTGTAATACCCATAAATGTACCCATAATTGGGTCAGGAACATTCCAGACATTCAATTCTTCATCATAAAAGATTTTTTTAAAGTTTTTAACTGCAAATGAATATGAAGTTTCAATACCGAATAAATCTTTTCTTATTGAATCTTTTTCAATAAAGAAGTCTGATTTTAACCAGAATACAACACCTTGTTCTTTAAAGTCTATTTTCGAAGATAAAGAAACATCACCTTTTTTTATCTCTTGTTTAGTCAATCCCAAACTTTCATAATCCCTTTGAAAGAAATTTATCTTTTTTATTTCTTCAAGTCTGTATTGAATATTGGGGATTTTAATTTTTTTTTCATTCATAATTTTTATGCTCTAATACAATTATCCGTTATTGATGGTTCGAATGGATTTAATACCAATTTTGCTTCTCTTGATTCTTTATTATCTTCTTCAAAGTAGTTGTTTTTATTATTTATTCCACTATTACTTAAAGTGTACCAACTAGTTGGTTTAGGATGATGCACTACAACTACTTTAACTCTTTTGTCATAATCAAAGGGTACTTGCTCTGAAAATATTTCTAAGTCAATTCCAACAGCATCAGCTATTTCAACCATCTTATATAAAGAAATATTTGGCTTTTTGTTAAATAATTGGGATACCCAAGAACGAGATTTATTCATTTTTTTTGCTATATCAATTGGTTTAATCTTTTCTCGCTCCATGTAAGTCAATACTAAATGATAAAAATCATTTAATAAACTTATAGCTTTTGAATAACTATCTGGCTCTTCACTAAAAAATTCATCAAAGCTTTTCTTCTTCATATTGTTTTTTAAATTCTTCTTCATATTCCCTCTTTAAATCATTGATTTTTTTATATGTATCATCACCTAATGAATCTGTTTTTTTTAATTCATAATGGAAAAAAATATAATTATCTCCACATTTTTGAAAAAAGAAGAATCTATGAGGCATAGGGCGAATTTCACCATAGTTGTAACCTTTTAGGTTATATTTAATTCCAGGAGACTTATAACTATCGTTTGTAGCCATTTTGCTAATCAAGTCTTTTGCAAGATACTGATCCCTTTCATTCAGATCATTAAATTTATTTAATAACGATCTACCATTTTTGACTACATAGAATAATCGATTAATTTGAACTCCATATTTTTTATGCGGATGGAGTTCAATAAATTCAATTTTACTTTTCTTCATAAAATTTGGATTAGAATGTTAAGTTATTACTTAACAAGTGTCAAGGTAATTATTTATTTAATTTATTGTTTATACTTCCAAATCGATCAATTGATTTATTCTTAGGCGAAATTAATAAAGCATTTCGTCAAATATCTAACTAATCAAACAACCAATTCATTTTTAAAATTATTCAGTTTATTTTCGAAATTATAAATGATATGATCGTTCCCACAAATAATTTATCAAACTAATTCAACAAATATTCAATATCATCAACTTTATATGGAAATATATATTTCTTTAACTGTTTATTTTGCTGTACTAATAATTCTAGCTTAATTTTCGTACCAATAAAGCCTTGTGTTCTAAATTTTAATAACTGTAATTTTTTTTCCTTTACTGGAAAACCTAATTTATTATTCTGAAAAACGATTTCATCTTGAACACTCATTTGAGGAAGAATAATAGTTGGTTTTTGAATATAATCTGATTCTGATTTCTGCAATTCAATTATTTGATTTATTTTAGAAAATTTACTATCTGAACTATCGGGCAATTCAATATCTAATTGCGAGGTGTTAATATGCTTAATTTTATAATGAGTATTTGCGACAAAAGAAATTGTTCCTTTTGATTCATCAATAACTGCTTGATGTCTTTTTTGACTTAATAATTTCATACTGAGCATCCCATCATTGAAAAACCACTCCATTTCAATGTAATCGTCACTATAGTTTTCCATAGGGATGTTAATTAATTTATACTCTTTAGCACCCACTAATAATTTCCCATTATCGTGATCAATTATATATGAAGAATCGTTTTTTACTTGAACGGCAAGTATTAATGTATCTTTCTTAATAATCCATTTTTTATTAATCAAATCATCTTCTAGAGAATTAAAATTTTCAGCAAGTTTATAAACAGCTTCAAATTCTAGTTTAATTGAAGTGCTATCCCATATAATTTTAAATGGTTCTTCTGAAACGTTCTTCATTTGAAATGCAATTGAATTTGGATTAACATCGAAATAAACTTCCAGTACTTCATTTTCAAAGACATGATTATATCTTCCAAACAAAGTATTTTTTGTTATTTCAGTAATATGACTTTCTCCTACAGAATCAAAATAATATCTAGTAGTGTAGCTAGAACAACCTACCAACAATAAAATAAAAGTCACCAAAATAGAATGTTTTAATAAGTGCATATACAGTTCCTTTTAAAATTTTTAATTGAAGTCATAAATCAAACTTATCGAAAAGTTATAAAAAGGTACATATTTACTAATTTGAACGCTCGGAGAGAAAACGAATATTATTTGGTCAAAAGTGTATTCGATTTTTGATTCAATAGTACCATAAATTAATTCCTCATCAATAATTTCGAGAATAACGGGACTTCCATGAACTTCCGACTTTCCCCAAGAATATTTTCCATAAACTACTGGTCTTAGTTTTATACTTTCACTAATCGAAAAACCTTTAGATATAATTAAGCCAAAGTCATAATAATTAGACTCTGCTGTATTATTGAAATCTTTTAACACTTTATTATGATATTCAGAGGACAAATAATTCATTGCGAAACCAAATGAAAAAGGGAAATTGTTTCGCTCTTTAAGTAGCAAGAAATCTAAACCTACAAAAAATCGATTTGCACTTAAATCGCTTCCGAATAGTTTCTCTGAATAAGAGAAGTCACCCACTCCAATTCTTAAACCTAAAACACCTTGATGTGAATATCCTAACGAAAATGATTTTGATGAACCATTATTACTTTTTCCTAAGACTGCTGCAATCCCAATACCACTTTCACCTTTTTCAAGTGATAAGCTTTGAGCAGAAATAGAAGCAATAAAAACAATAATAAATAAAAATATTTTATAGGACATAACGTGCTCTTACTATTAATTTATTATCAATTTAAATCTAAGGAATAAACGACAAACTTACCTCAAATATTTTAGGTTTTTTTTAACTTCCCTTTTAAAGACTTTGCGATCAAAAAGAATAGGTTTTGATCGTGCCAAAGAAGCTTACCAACATCGATATTCATTTCATCAGTTTAGTTAAGTCCGGTGCTAATAAGAAAGAGATTATTTATAAGTCCGGTGAAACTAAACCGCCAACAATCGAAAAGACAATTCAGATTCATAAAGTTGATAAAGAACAGAAGCGTGTTTACGGAATTGTTTACTCTCCAAACGAAAATGATACCGATGAAGAATTTGCAACTGCCGATGAAATTCAGAAAGCTTGTGATAAGTTTATGAAGGAAGGACGCACCGGAAAGATCGACAAACAACATGATGAAGTTACCGGACATGGTTTTGTTGCTGAATGCTGGATTACTAAAGAAGCTGATCCGGTTTTCCCGGATGATCCGGTCGGGTCTTGGGCTGTCGGTATTCAGATTGAAAATAACGATACATGGGAAGCCGTAAAGAAAGGTGAAATTAAAGGACTTTCAATGGGTGGTTTTGCGGTTAAGGAAGAAGTAAAAAAATCTGATGAAAAAAGTTTAATTGAAAAAATTGTTGCTGCAGTAAAGAAAGCAATCCAACCGGTGCAAATAGTTGAGAAAGATTTTAATTCGGAAAATGAATTTAGAGTATTAAGAAGTATGTCTTGGGCACTACAGGACAGTATCGACAAAACAATTGGTGATGAATCAATTACTGATAAAAAATCTGCAATCCTTAGAGATATAGAACAATTCAAAACCGCAGTAGAAAATTTCAGTTTAGATAATATTAATAAAAGTGAGGAAGAAGATATGAAAGCTGAAGAAGTTCAGGCTATCGTAAAAACAGCAGTTGAAGAAGCTGTTAAACCTTTGAATGAGAAAATTGAAGCTCTTGAAAAATCATCAAAAGAGAACAGTGAAAAGATTGAAACAATTGCTAAAGCTACTCCAGGCAGTTCTCAAGGAGATGAAGGCAATAACGTCGGTCAAGAGCCGATAAGTAAATCAAGCATATTTATTTAGAAGTAAAAAGAAACTTTGAAATTTATTTGGAGAAATAAAAAATGTTAACAAATGAGCAAATTCAAGAGCTGATAAGAAAAGCAGCTATTTCTACCGCGACAGGCGGACAGTTAAACACTGAACAATCAAAGGAACTAATCGACTTAGTTGTTTCACAGAATGAATTTCTACAAAAAATTCAAACTGTTCAAATGACTTCTTCAGAATACCAATTAAATACTCTAGAGCTAAATGCTCGCATGCTGAGAGCAGGAGTTGAAGGTGTGTCTCCCGATGAAGTTTTTGGGGTCAACATAACACCAAGAACTTTAAGATACAAAGAAACAGTATTACCATTTGATATTACATTTTCTTTCCTTGAAGAAAATATTGAAGGTTCAAATGCAGAAGGTAAAATTCAAAGAGGATTTGCAAAGGCTTTTGGAAATGATCTTCTTGATTTAGCAATTAATGGTGATGAATCTTTACCAGCTACAATCAACGACGTTGATGAGGATGGATTTGATGATACAACAGGATTAAGTCTAAATGATCATAAATTCTTGAGGCAAAATGATGGATGGATTAAAACAGCATTAAATGATTCTGCGGTTCATCAGTTTACAATTCCTAACACAACAGATTATAAAGCAGTTTTTAAATCTATGTTTAAACTTATGCCAAACAAATGGAAGCGAAATCTAAATAGCCTCATTTTCCTCGTTTCACCAAATGTTGAATTCGAATATCGCTCGCAGTTAGGAGAAAGAGCAACTTCATTGGGTGATTCAATGATAATTGAAAGCCGCTCAGTTCAGTTTAACGGAGTCGATGTCTATCCATTACCATATATGCCTGATAGTACTGTTATGTTTACTCATATCAAAAACTTAGCAATTGGCATAGGAAGACAATTGAGAATTGGTCGTCAAGTACAGGAAAGAAAAAGAGTGATTGAATATACAGTTACTTCAAAAACTGATTCTGATTACGCAGTTAGTGATCAAATAGTAATAGGTCAAGAATAAAAAATTTCTTATGGAGTAATTATGTTTTATAAAGCAACTGCAAATATTGGATATGGTGATAAAATAGTATATAAAAATCAACCCATAACCGATAAAGACTATGATAAAATCCCCAAACAGCTTCAAACAAAATTCGTAAAAGTACATGAATTAAAAAAAATTGTAAAAGTAGAATCTGAACCTAATAAGGGCAAGGAGAAATAAACCTTGCCTTTAACTGATCATCAACAAGTTAGAAAAGAAGGGAATCTTAAAACCGAAGATATAACTGCTCCGGAAAAGATTGAAGTTCATATTGAAACGGCATCTCTTGAAATGAAGGAGTTATTGGGAAAAGATTCTTATTCCGCTTATGAAGAAAAAAGCAGTGATGATGAGGATAGAAAAGTTCTTTCAAAAGCTGAAGCGTTATTAACTCTTTATTATGCAGTTCCTGTATTTAACATAGAAACACAAGGAACCGGAATTGTAAGAAGTAAAGGTTGGGACGAAAGCAGAAGCGAAATGATTTCTTGGAATGAAGCAAAGAGTCTGGCCGAAATGTTCAGAGACAGAGCAATGAAATTAATTCAGCCTTATTTACCTCAAAAGGAAAATCCTCAAAGCGATGATATTAAATGGGGTGCAATTTGAGAAGCCTTGAAGATGAATTTGGGAAAATTATTATTTCAGAAATTGAAAAGCTTGCAGAAAATATTGCTCTGAAATTAGAATCGGAAACTGTTGATGTTATTGATGAAAATGATATTAGATCAGAAGGAAGTTTAAGAAAATCAATATCGAGTGAAACATTAAACAGAAGTACTAACGCAACTCTCTCTTATCTTATAAAAGTTTTCGGAAATGTTAATTATTCGGTTTTTGTGCATGAAGGAACAAGACCTCACTTTCCACCTATTGAGCCGATTATGCGCTGGGTTAAGAATAAAGGAATAGGACAGCAATTTTATATCAAAAGTAAACGAGCAATTGCAACCAAAAGAAAAGCGGTTAAAACAAAGTCCGGGTTAAGTGAGAAAAGATATTCTTCTGAAGTTAGAAGCGTGGCTTATGCAATTGCAAAAAGTATTTCAAAGAAAGGAACAAGAGGAAAGAAATTTTTTGAACTGGCTCTTGCTCAAGCTGAACCTACAATATTAAAAATGGCAAATGAATTATGATTCCTTTTCAAGCGGTTATTGAACTTGGTGAACACTTAGAACAAAACAACTATCATGTTGAATATGATAAGTTCAAGGAGTTCAAAACATTCCCGATGCTCTTAATTGAAGTTGACGGTTCTAACTACATAAAGAAATCGGGTTCAAAGGTTTTAAAGAAAAGACCTAAGCTATTTGTTACTGCTTTAATTCCAATACCTCAACACAAAAGTTATAAAGAGGCAAAAATACAGGCTGAAACTCTTGCTCAGTATGTAACAAATGATATTGCTGAATTTAGTTCAGAGAGATTTAACCTTGATCCTATTGGCGAGAGTGAAAGTGAATTAATGATTGGTTCAATAAAATGCTGCGGAGTGGCAATTGAGTATGATGTTTATACTTCAAACATATAAAAGATTTAAGGAAATGAGATTGAAAAAGATTGGTGAATTATTCGGAATTCCGGCTGTAAACTTTAGTGTGGTTGGATTTCTTAAGACTGACGGAAATATTCAGTTGCTTGCTGAAATAGAGGCTGTATTAAAGGTTGTTCTAATAGTAGCTACAATAATTTTTACAATAGTTAGAACGTACACAATCTTAAAAACAAAAAAAGATGAAGTGAAGTAATGACAAATTTTGAAAAAGCATATAAGAAATTAGTCCGCTTTGAAGGTGGATATGTTTTTGATAAGGATGATAAAGGTGGAGAAACTTATAAAGGTATCGCGAGAAATTATCATTCAACTTGGACAGGTTGGCAATTAATTGATACCGCTAAAGAACATTATGGAAAAGACTTTCAAAATTATTTAGATGAGAATGAAATTTTACAGAACGAAGTTAAACAGTTCTACAAAGAGAAGTTTTGGGATGTTTTCTTATGTGATTCACTTCCCTATCAAATAGCAGAAGAAATATTTGAGGTTAGTGTTAATACCGGAATTATGAGAGCAACAATAATACTTCAGACAGCTCTCAATCTGCTTAATAGAAATGAAAAATTTTATCCCGATATAAAAATTGACGGGAAAGTTGGTCCGCAAACATTAAGCACATTAAGGCTCTGCTTACAAAAGAATTCTGAAAAGCTGCTCTTTAATGTTTTGAATATTCTGCAAGGTGCTTTTTATGCTGAATTGATGTTGGATAATCCGGTTTATGAAAAATACATTGGTTGGTTTAGTAGAATCGAAATTTTGAAATAAAAATTGTCATTCCGGTTCACGCTTTATGTGATACCGGAATCTCAAAGATGAACATGAGATTCCGGTATTGCTTAGCAAACCGGAATGACAGGCAAATCAAAGGATTTTTGAAATGGGCGTATTTGATTTTTTAGGAAGTGCAATAAAGCCGGTAACGGATTTGATTGACAACTTATCAACTTCGGATGAAGAAAAAGCTGAGTTAAAAAACAAGCTTCTTGAAATAGAAAACTCATATAAAGCAAAAGTTTTAGAGTACGAATCCAAAGTTGTTGAGAGCCAGAAAGAAATAATGGTTGCAGAGCTTCAGCAAGATGATCTTTACACTAAAAGAGCAAGACCAACAGTTCTTTACGCCGGACTAATAATTCTTATGGTTAATCATGTTCTGCTTCCTTGGTTAAGTTATTTCAGAGGAATGACTGTTCCCTCAATTGATCTTCCTTCGGAATTTTGGCTGGCTTGGGGTGGAGTTGCCGGGATTTATGCTTTTGGTCGTTCAAGAGAAAAGTTAAATAATAGTAAAGTTGACAAATTAAAATAGAGGTAACAATGCAAGTACAACAATTTTATGATTATACCGATATGTTAAAAGCAAATTTACAGTCTGCAATTACTATCGGTGGAAAGCTTCAGTTCAAAGATGATAAGCAGTATCAAGAATTTTTAGATGCCGGACTTATCATTGGTTCTTTGTTGGTTAACAGCGAAAGTGCTAATGTTTACAATACTTCAGATAACACAATTTGGAATGCAGTTGAAGCAAAAGTAACTCTTTGGGGTGGTGATCCGGTTAATGATATGAACCTCAGACATTTAGCTTTAGTTGAAGTTCTTGAACCACTATCCGCTCCGGATGATATTCTTGTTCAGATTGAGAAAGTTCGTGTAGTTGCAAAGTTTGATGTTGTTGATGAAACTAAAATTCAGTTTGGTGATAAGGTTTATGTTGAAGCTGATCCTTTTACTAAAAATATTAAACCAGGTTGGTGGGATTCAGGAGTAAACATAATGACGTTTTATTTATCTCCAGATGGAAATGATAACAATGATGGTTTCACATGGGATACTCCATTATACTCAGTGAAAGAAGTAAATAATAGGATTCCTAAAGACCTAAATGGAACTATGGTATATATTGTATTCTTGCCTGGTGAATATATTTACAATGAACAACAAACTATTAAAGCAGAAAACGGTAAAATACATTTAATTAAAGCAATGTTGGATTGGAATACCGCTGATACTCCTCTAGCAATTCACATGAGAGCAGGAAAAGAAAATCCAATTCCTTCTCAAGAAAAAACATATTTCAAATGTGGTACGGAATTTCCGCAAGGCTATTCATTATTCAGATTCGAGGGATCAATAGGAGTAGAATTTGGAGCACATAACTATGATAAGGCTTGGAATGAAGAAGGATTCTGTTTTTATGATAATATTGTACTAGTTGGATCTGAAACTGTTGGTCATGAGAATAGAACTTTAATATTTGCAGAATGTAAGGAGTTTTATACACATTGTGGATTTACATTTGATATGAAGCTCACACAAAAGGCTGGTTTTGAAAGTTATGAATTAGAAAAAGGATTTTTTAAAGGAAGTAGATTCATAGGTGGTTCAGGGACAGCTTCGACATCAACTGGTGGCGACAAAGGAGCTATTGTTCTTGAAGTTGATTCTAAAATGGCATTTGTAATAGATGATGCTCCTTTTGGATTTGGAACAGGATATGCACCGCAATCAGGTAAAAATTTTGAGTTAGTAAATATTGCTCAATTTTTTGCAACTGGATGGATGGGTGGAATGGATGGATGTAGAGTTACATTACATTCTGGAAGTTTAGATTATGATGGTTCAGGCATCTCAAGAACTAAACCTAGAATTGTCAGGGGTGGAGATAATAATCAAGCTAAAATAGAATATGATCCAGATGTAGTAGATTTTGTTGATTCGAGTAAATCGCTTAGAACAACTAACATATTAAATAGCGTTGGGACTATAATTTCAACTTCTATAATCTTTAATGATCAGATTAAAGCAAAAGACAATACTTTTATAACAAAGTTATTAACAACAGTTCCTAGCGATGATACCTTGGGAAATCAAGATATTGCTTTTTACATGGACGAAGCAACCGACACATTAAAAGTAAAATACAAAGATTCGGGTGGTGTTGTTCAGACTGGCGATATAGCAATCTTAACTTAACATTTTAACGGCACTCTGTTTAGAGTGCCTTCTTTTATTTAAATCATATTGAAATTAAAAAGTTTTGGAGAGTATAAAACATGGCTCTTAAAGTTATAAACCTTAGAAAAGATTCCGGTAGAGTTTTAACCGGAGTTGTAAAAGATGTATTGATTCAGACCAACGAAAATTTAATGTCCGGAGATCCAAAATATAACGGATGGAAAAATGCGGGCTGGATTGAAGAAGGTCAAGTTGTAATTAAGTTGGAACCGATTCAGAAGAAAATTATTGACGGTTCAAATTTTAGCTTGGCTTGGAACTTCAGCTGTGAAATTACATCGCTTCAATTTTATTCGATGTATGAGTTTGAGAAATTTAATAACGAACTCTGTACAATCAATCTAAATGGTATTCAAACGTATCTTAAAAATGTTGTTCTTAACCTTAATCTTGATGCAACATTTAATAACAATGGAGATGCAAGAATAAAACTGCTCGGTTCAAGAAGAATCCAAAAGATTAGAGACGTTATAGATGGAAATCCATGGGGAGCTTTATCAGAACCTTGGGAAAGTTCCGAAGGAACAGCATCACCTCAAGATTCACCGGATGCAAGAGTTTCCAATCCAATTGGTTCATCTACTCTTTATGCAGCAATGGGTAGAATAGAAATATAATGAACGCCGTTTACTCGTTTTGGTCAAAGCCATATTTGGCAAATGGAAAGAAAGTCCACGGTGAAGTATCTGCAAAGATGTTTGCTCTCTGCTGGATTCTCTCGGTTCATTATGCTAAACGATACTTTGATAAAGTTAAGCTTGTAACAGATACCGAGGGATATAAAGCTTTAGTTGAACTCGATCTTCCATTTGACAGCGTCTCGCTTGAATTGGATCATATTCCGGAATCAGTTCTTCCGGAGATGTGGGCTTACGGAAAACTGATTGCTTATGAAATTCAGAAAGAACCTTTTGTTCATATTGACTATGATGCGTTTCTTTTCAAGCCACCGACTGATGATATGCTTAAGGCTGATATAATAGTTCAGCACAAAGAATATTTTCATATGAGTAATCATAAATATTACTCAACAATAAGGCAGATAGTTAAGCAGTGGGGATTTGACAACAATTATTATTACAACCAATCTCCTTATGCCTATAATTTGGGAATGTTCGGTGGAAATGATCTTGAATTTATTAAAAAATATGTTGCAGAAGCTAAACAGCTTGCATTATTCCCAACAAAAGAAATGCTTAATGATCTTCCGAACCTTGAAAGAAGATTATTTCCAATCAGCTTTGAACAGCACATTTTAGCTGCAATGTGCTATGAGGAAAAGAAAGAAGTTTTTGAAACCGGACTGAATGAAGATCGCATGAATCAATTAGGCTATTTTCATTTAATGGGTGGAAAGAACAATAACTCTTACTTGAAATTACTTGAGAGAAAAGCTTTAAAGGAATGCAATTCCGATTATCTAAAATGGATTCATAAAACAATGATGAAGAATCCGGAAAATTATTTATCACTAAACAGTTACGAGATATGAAAGAGAAAGAATATTTAGTTGATGAAAAGAAGTTCACACTTGTAAGCTATGAAGATCTTACTGTTGATGAGGAAGCTCAAATTAATGCTCTGCTCGGATTTCAGTCACCGGATGATAACACAATTTCCCTAAATGTTTCACCGGATAAGATTCTTCCTTTGCTTTTGGTTGGTGATAAAGAGAATACCAATTTCAAAAAAGTTAGTTATAAAACTTTGCTCGATATAATGACGGACTTTATTGTGGCGAGAGTGGATTTTTTTTATGGTATTCCGAATTATCTACAGAACTCAATAGAGCTGAAGATGAAGCGGAGAACAAACTTATTGCAGAAAAGGAAAGTGAACTAAAAATTTTTGAGAGTGACTGGAAAGATTATCAGACCGAAATACTTTTTGCTTTAAGTAATGGTGATCTTTCCAAGATTGAACAAGTAAAGCAGACAAAACTTAAAACCGCATATTTCTTTCTCTATCATAAACGAATTGAAAATCTGAATAAATTACTGGTGAATTTGTGAGCGACAAACTTACACGCGAAATAAAGATAAAACTTTCAGTTGACGGTAAGGAAGTTACCGGAGTTCTTAATATTACAGATGAGAAACTTCAACAACTTGCAAAGAATTACACCAAGTATAAATCAGAAACCGAAACCGCATCTAAATCAACAAATACTTTTGCTTTAGTTCTCGATCAGTTTAAGAATGAACTTGTAGAGGTTTCCGGGACATCTGAAAACTTAACCGAATCCGTTTCAGATTTTATAAGAATGAACGGACTGAGTGAAAATCAAATAGCAGATGTTATTAATGTTCTTAAGCAAGAAAAAGCTGCACTCGGTGTAAATACCGTTGAATATCAGAAATATAATCAAGCAATTGAAACAATTACCCAGGCTTACGGACATGCAAGAACCGGAAGCGGAGCCTTAACTAACACAATGAAAGGGACAAGTTCCGGAGTTCAGGCAATGAGCCAGACTATGGGACAGTTAGGCTGGGCGATTGGTGATGCTGATATGTTCTTGGTTAATTTCCGTATGGGTATGATGAGTATCGGAAATAATATTCCTATGATTGCCCAAGGCTTTGGATATGTCCGGGATAAGATTAAAGATACCGGAGAAACCATGAAGGATGTTTTAGTCGGTGCGATTAAGGGTCCTGGTGGAGTAATGATTGCCATTAACGGATTGATGTTTTTAATAAATGCACTTGCCTTCTTGTGGGATAAGCAGAAAAAACAAGTTAAGGAAAATGCTGAAGAAGTAAAGAACTTGGCTAGTGAATATGAGAATTTAAGTACAGCAAAATTAAGAGAAGCCGAAACTGACATCCGCACTCAATTTGAGAAGAAAGCTAGTAAGGAAGAAGGTCAACTTTTCGTTAATAAAGTAACTGGGCTTTACGAAGTAACAGGATCAAGTGAAGAATTCATTGAAGAAGTTGACAAGGTTAATGAAAGATTAAAAGTTCTAAAGGATGTTTCGCAGAATACGCAACTGCATCTATTCGAAATTTATGGTGGTGGAAAACTAGAAAGCATTAGTGACATTGATAAGGCTATCCAGAGACTTAGTTTAGAATTTAAGGATGCAGACAATCAATCACTTAGGGATAGTATTGATTCCAAAATTAAATACCTAGAAAATCTGAAGAAACAATATGAGGGTGATTCATCATTAAAGGACGATTTAATTAGAACTGATGAAGATATAAGGAGAGAAATTGAATTAACAAAACAAGCAATTGCACAAACGGAATCTGATAGAGAACGATATTTATTAAAGCAAAAGCTTAGAGATTTATTGATAGAAATTTCCTTCTTAAGTGAGAAGATCGAATCGAGAGATATTTCTATTAAAACCAATGAAGTAAAAAACAAGCCACCAAAAGAATTAGATGAAGTTCCGGAAATTACTAAACCGGAAATTTATGAAAATGCAGCTGAAGGTATAGATACAATGACTACTTCAGCTTATATCTTCAACAATGCAATTGAGAGAGCCGGTATGTCAACTATTTCTCAAATGACCGGAGTAGTTAGGATTTTTAGACAAGCTAATTCCGTTGCTCAAATTTTTCTTAATTCGTTAGGACAAATTGCTCTACAAATGACTGCTTGGGGAGTTTTCAAAGGAGCAATATCCTTAATTAATGGAGATGGTTTTTTAGGTGGATTTTTAGGTGCTTTAGGAATTGAAAGTAAAGCGGAAGGTGGTTTGGTTGTTGGTCCCGGAACGGAAACAAGTGATTCTATTCCTTCAATGCTTTCAAATGGTGAATTTGTTGTTAAGGCAAAGGCTACTTCAGCTTTTCTTCCAATGTTAGAAGCGATCAATAATTTCGATAAAGTAAATGTAAAGCCTATAATAAACAAATTTGCAAACGGTGGACTGGTTGGAAGGAGCTCTCAAATAATCAATGCTTTCAACAACAGTAATTCAAAAGGAAGTGTAAACAATATAAATCTTGTTGGTGAATTAAAAGTTGGATTAAGAGAGCTGAGACTCAAACTTAAAAGACTTGATGATTTTGAAAAGAGCCGCACATGAAAATTACTTACTATGAGTATTTAACAAATGTAATTTCCGGTGAAATTAAGATACAGATAATCTTTCTTGAGAAAAGTCCTTACACATCAACAACCTATATTGATGCACATGAAAAGGGAATCAGAATAACAAATATCTCTGATATTGAACTTGCAACCAACAGAGACAACCCGGTTCTTTTTCCGGCAAATGTAACTCTCGATTTTGTTGATACCAATTTTGAGATATACAACAAATTGGTAAACGGAAGCTTAGAAGATGTGGAATGCAGAATATTCAAAAACAATAAAACTGAATTTTACGGAACAATGGTTAATGATTTGGATGAAGGATATTTATGTGACTATGGAGAAAAGGAAGTCCAGATCGAATTCGCAACTCCAACAAATAAACTGAAAGAGAAAAGATTTTTTGATATTGATGATAATTACATTCAAGAAAATGATCTCGGTGCGGAAGACAGATTAATCAATATCCTAAATAACATTTTAATAAAAAGCGGTTTCTCCGGAAATGTTCAATTAAAGCATGACTGGATTTACAAAGGGGAATCGGTTCACACCAACAGTTATATTTATAACATTAAAACGAGTGATCTCAAAGTCCGGCTGCAGTATGTAATCAGTGAAGACCACAATATGTTTGAAGTCCGCACTTACGATGATCTTTTAAAAGCTCTAGTATTTTCACTTGGCGGATATATGAGTTTTGCCGATTACAGCCGACCAATTTTCCGGAGTCTCATCTATCAAAATGAAATACTTACTCCGCAGACTAATCAAATTATGTATATCAAAAGAAAGAAAATTGCTTCAAAAGAATTAGTAAGAATTAATCCAAAGTTCCAAATTCTTTCTACTGAAGGACTGGATATAAGTGAATGGTTTTACAATAGTGTTGAGAATTATAAAGGTTCTGAAGAAAACGCATTTATTAAAGAAGTTTTATTTCCAATTGAAGAAGAACGAAATGCAAGAGAATTGTTTGTAAATCTCGATTCAAGTTATATAGTGAACCTTGTTAAAAATCAAATAAACGGAGCTTGGGAACCAAACGGAAAAGTTCTTTTGGATATTTGGACTAAGATTGTTTCCTCATGGAATAACGGAGCTTTGGAAATCGGTTTGGTCGGGGATCATTATGAGTTTTATAATTCAATCAAAATTGATGGTAAAGAATTCATGATTGAATCCATGAAAAAAAGTTTAGTCAAGAACGAAACAATAATTGAAGCATTTCCAATTTAG